ACGTGCAAAGATTTGGATCGGCATCAACAATCACACTCATGGAAATAGGTGCATAATGACAGCAGGCGGAGATGTTCTAAAAATGCTTCAACCTGAAGGACAATGGGTCATTTCAGGCGATGAGTATGAAGGTATTACTTGGTTTGACGATAACATCATAACCAAAGAAGAATTTGAAGCAGGGTTTGCTAAGTATGAAGCTTGGAAGGCAGAGCAGGATGCAGCTAAGGCATCGGCTAAAGCTGCTCTGTTAGATCGTCTTGGCATAACAGCCGAGGAAGCTGCGTTACTACTGGGATGAAACCCGTACTGTGCAAAGCCGGACAGCAACTTAGGGAGCAGTTCGATGATACTTACCCGGATAGAGATAGAACCTCGGACGGCTGGATTGGCGACACTCGTCATTCAGCACGTCCTTCTGACCACAATCCTGATGCAGAAGGTATCGTCAGAGCGATTGATATTGACAGGGATTTATCTGGAAAGGCAAAGCCTGACCTCATGCCTGACCTTGCGGATCAGATACGACACGCAGCAAAGTCTGACCCAAGAATTGCTTATGTCATCTTCGCGGGCAAAATTGCTTCCCCTCGCATGGGCTGGCGCTGGCGCAAGTATTCTGGAATCAATAAGCATGACCATCATTGCCATATCTCTTTCACTAAGAAGGGCGATGCAGATGGCTCGTTCTTTAATATCCCAATGATAGGCGGTACAGCATGAACATGAAGCACCCAGCAATTATCTCAATCGGAGCGTTCCTAGCAGTATGGGGAACAACATCTAACTTTGCCCTGGATTATCGTGCAATCCTTGGTTCAGTCGTAGCTGGCGTATTCGGGTACGCATCTCCTAAGAAGTGACAGCGCAGGACTACGCGGCATTATCAGTCGCCATCATCTCAATCCTTGGCGGCGTTGCAGCTTATGTCCAGTTCATGATTAAGCATTACTTGTCAGAGTTACGACCTAATGGCGGCTCATCTATCAAGGATCAGGTTAATCGATTAGAAGCGCGTGTCGATACCATCATCGAGATGTTAGGTAAGTAACACTTATCCTATGGCTAAGAAAAAGGTCATAGACCTAGACACTTACAGCGCCTTAGACGCTTATGCCATTTCAATGAATGAGTTTTACAAGGCACTACGCAGGGCTGGTTTTGCAGTTGATTTATGCCTAGCAATTATTACCGATAGAGACGCTTATCCAGATTGGGCATTGCCAGAACTTCCCAATCGCATAGACAACATTCCCTATGATGATGAGGACGACGATTAAGAGGATCGTAATACTCTCGGACTTGCAAGTGCCTTTTGAGGACGTGCATGTAGTCCGTAACATTGCCAAGTTTCTAGGCACTTTTAAGCCAGACCAGACAGTCACGATAGGTGACGAGATTGACTTCCAGACTATAAGCAAGTGGTCACAAGGCACACCCGAGGAATACTCACAGACCCTAGGCGATGACAGAGACCGATGCGTCGAGCTTCTCTGGGAACTAGGCGTCACAGATTGCATACGATCTAATCACACAGACCGGTTATACAACGTCATCATGCGCAAGATTCCCTCATTCCTATCCTTGCCAGAGCTGCGCTTTGAGAAGTTTATGAAGTTTGATGAACTAGGCATAACCTTCCATAAGAACCCAATGCCTATTGCTCCAGGCTGGATTGCAGTACATGGAGACCACACACCTATCAAGCAACAGGGTGGTCTATCAGCCCTTGAGGCAGCCCGTAGGCATGGCAAGAACGTAATCTCTGGTCATACCCATAGGGCAGGGCGTAGCGCCTTCACAGAAGCCTCTGGCGGGCGTTTAGGGCGTGTTCTACATGGAGTTGAGGTAGGTAATCTCATGGACTTCAAACAGGCTAGATACACCAAGGGAACGGCTAATTGGCAGCAAGCCTTTGCCATCATGTATGTGCATGGGTCAAGCGTCCAGGTGGACATTATTAACATCGAAAAGAACGGGACGTTTATAGTCCAGGGCAAGGTCTATGGAAGGGTTCGCTAGACCAGACTTCGGCGATGAGACTGTAAATGAAATCGTTATCGTTTCGTTACCTAAACATGGCGGGTGTCAGATAATCCTGCTGTAATACTTCTGGTGTTTCCGAGACACGGATAACAGAAGGGCTAAAAATGAACCACGATCACATAGTTATATTCTCGATGCTGGTAGGCGCTTTGCCTGGTTTCCTGTTTGGCTACATGAAGGGGCATGAAAACGGGCTGAAGCAAGCACGTCAGTCCTATCGCCGCCTTACACGCCAAATGGAACAGCACAAGGTTAATCGATGAACGCCCGTGACTACCTCAACGAAGCGAGAGCTACTATCATGGACAGAGGACTTGATTACGGTCACCCTCAAGACAATATGCAGCGAACAGCCGCACTCTGGAGTTCATACCTCGAAATGCCAGTTACAGACTATCAGGTGGCAATGTGTATGGCATTGGTCAAAGTCGCAAGAAGCATGGAAACTGCAAAAACAGACACTTACGTCGATCTCACAGCGTACGTCGCAATAGCTGCGCAGCTGCACACAGAGGAGAATGAACTTTATGTTTAATCTAGACGATTATGAGACAGTAGAAGAACGACTTATTAAATTCTGGAAGGAACACCCAGATGGTCGTATTTTTACAGAGTTAATTGATGCGGAAAATCAACGCTTTATTGTTAAGGCTCTTATTTATAGAACTGAAATTGATGCACACCCCTGGTGTACTGGACTTGCAGAAGAGACAATATCGGGTCGTGGCGTCAATGCTACTTCTGCTTTAGAGAACGCGGAAACCAGCGCAATTGGTAGGGCATTAGCTGGAGCTGGCTACGCAACAAAGGGAAAGCGCCCTAGTAGAGAAGAAATGGCGAAAGTTCAAGAACAGTCTAAGGTAAAGGCTGAACTAGATAAGGTAAAGGCTAAGATGGCACAAACATCTGGCGAATACATACCAGTAGAAAAGGCAGATGATCCTTGGACTATCGCGCCAGTACAGCAAGCACAGACTTTAGAGAGTGCGGTCGAGATGGTGAAATCCTCACTTGGTGGCACAACGCCGGACGAGAGCTGTATTCATGGAGCAAGAGTTTGGAAAACTGGTACTAGCAAGGTCGGTAAGCCTTGGGGTCATTGGAAATGTGTAGCACAAATAATGGGTGATGCAGAACGTTGCGAGCCTATCTGGTACGAGATTGATAAAGAGACCGGACAATGGAAACCACAGGTGAAACGCTAATGGGACACCTACAGTTCTTAAACCAAGATGGTGAATGGGAGACATTCCCTAACGCAGAGCAAGAAGCCAATCTTAGAGCTAATGCAGAGCTAATAGAAGAACTTGGTTACAAGCTGATATGCCAGTTGTGTAATCAATTCCCTAACAGGCAACAGATAAGAGATCGCTATCTACGGGAGACCTGGACTTGCGAAAAATGTAGCACAATTAACTCTGCTGGACGTGCATGACGCGTTCACGCAAAGACCGAGGCTTTCGTACCGAGCGAGTGGTTGCAGCCTACTTATCGCTTTGGTGGAGAAACGCAAGCATTGGTCGAGGGGCTGGTAAAGATATAGTAAACGTCCCGTTCGACGTCGAGATAAAGGCTAGGTCTGCCTTTCAGCCCCTGGAGTGGTTGCGTCAAGCCACCAAGAGAGCAGCAGGTAAAGAGCTTGCGTTCGTGGTGTGTCGTATGAATGGACAGGGTGAAGATGCTTCCGAGTATCTTGCTTTCATGCGGTTTGGTGACTTGGTGCAATTACTACTCCCTATTTACGGAGATATTCATAAAGATTCAGTACAATTAGAGCCTGAACGTTGCACATCGTGTGGATCGTGGAAGTTAAAGGAAGTCCCATGCAGGACATGTACTAATGCCAATCTATGAGTTTGAGTGTGATAACGAGTTATGCGAGGCTAATGCCAGATATGACAAGGAGTTGAGTATCAATGAACCACATGATGTTGATTGCCCGTTTTGCAGCTCTACTATGCGCAAGATTTACAGTTCTGTTCCCGTTCACTTTACCGGCACAGGATTCTATTCAACAGACAAGTAGTTATGCACAG